ATGAATCCCGACACCGTAACGATTCGCATTCATGGCATGGACTGCGCCGAAGAGATCGCTGTCTTGAAGCGGGAAATCGCGCCGCTCGTCGGAGGTGAAGATAACCTCGGATTCGATCTCCTGCGGGGGCGCATGACCGTTGCCGGAAGAGCCGGCGGGGTCCCCGTGGAAGAAGTGCTCGCTCGCATTCGTGCCACGGGCATGCGCGGCGAGCTGTGGCAAGACGAACGCGAGGTCGCACGTCCGGAGAAGCGGTGGCAGGACCGGTACGGGCGTCTAATGCTGACCGCGAGCAGTGGTGCTCTCGTTCTGGCCGGCTTCTTGATCCACCTATTGATCGCCGGCGATATCGCCAGCATCCTGGGCGCCGAAGGCGCGGGCATTCATCACGGCATTCCAGTTTCGGTCCGGATCATCTACGGACTCGCGGTCATCTGTGGAGCCTGGTTTGTCCTTCCGAAGGCTTGGTACGCGCTCCGCCGCCTTCGGCCAGACATGAACCTCTTGATGACCATCGCAGTTGCCGGCGCCGTCATTATCGGCGAATGGTTTGAAGCCGCATCCGTATCGTTCCTGTTTGCTCTCTCCCTGACCCTGGAAGCATGGAGCGTTGGCCGGGCGCGCCGCGCCGTCGAAAGCCTGCTGAGCCTCACACCGGCGGTTGCGCGCCTGATCGACCAAGATGGCCCGGCGCGAGAGGTTCGACCTGAAGACGTGGCGGTCGGATCGCGGTTTCTGGTGAGGCCTGGCGAGCGAATTCCGTTAGACGGCGTTGTTGTGAGCGGCAGCAGTCAGGTCAATCAGGCGCCTATAACCGGCGAGAGTGTGCCGGTTGAAAAGGCGTCCGGCGACCTGGTCTATGCAGGCACCGTGAACGGACCTGGAGCGCTCGAAATTCGGTCTACGCGGCCCGCCAGCGAGTCCACCCTCGCGAACATCATTCGCATGGTTGCCGAGGCTCAGCGAAAACGCGCTCCTTACGAGCAATGGGTTGACCGTTTCGCGAAGATCTACACGCCGACCGTGATGGGATTGGCTATCGCTGTACTGATTGTCCCGCCCATGATCTGGGGGCAGCCGTTTGGTGACTGGGTTTACCGGTCGCTGGTTCTGCTCGTGATCGCTTGTCCCTGCGCGTTGGTCATCTCTACGCCGGTGAGCATTGTCGCGGCCCTCGCCGCGAGTGCTCGACACGGGGTATTGATAAAAGGCGGGCCGTTCGTCGAGGCTCCGGCACATCTCAAAGCGTTGGCGCTTGACAAGACGGGTACGCTGACGAGCGGAAGGCCCGCGGTTGCAGAAGTTCTTCCGCTGAACGGTAACTCTGACAGGCACGTGCTCGAAATCGCTGGCGCGCTGGAGTCCCACAGCAATCACCCTCTTGCGCTAGCTGTCGTTGAACACGCCAGGGAACAAGGGATTCAGTGGCCAGGAGTCACGAATCTGCAAGACGTCTCCGGCAAGGGCGTCACCGGCGAGATTCAGGGAGCCCGGTACTGGATCGGTTCCCACCGCTACCTCGAAGAGCGCTCGCAGGAGCCTCAGGAACTCCACGACCGGCTTGTCGATTACGCGAAGCGCGGCCTGACGGTCGTGCTCGTTGGAAGTGACCACAAGGTGCTTGGTCTCCTGGCACTCACGGACCAGGTGCGACCCGATGCGGCCAAGGCGATACAGGACCTACGGGCGCTGGGCGTTGAACATCTTGTGATGCTGACCGGGGATAATCGACCCACGGCCGACGCGGTAGGTCGAGCGGTTGGGATCTCGGAGATCGAGGCGGACCTACTACCGTCCGACAAAGTCTCGGCCATTGAGCGCCTAGTCGCGCAGTACGGGAATGTCGGCATGGTCGGTGACGGGATCAATGATGCGCCGGCCATGGGCCGTGCTTCAGTCGGCATCGCGATGGGAGCGATCGGAAGCGATACGGCAATCGAGGCCGCCGACATCGCGCTGATGTCCGACGACCTCGAGAAGTTGCCGTGGTTGATCCGCCATTCCCGCCGGACACTCCGAATCATTCGCCAGAACATCGCAGCGTCGCTCACGGTGAAGGCGGCCTTTGTGGCCCTCACCTTCTTGGGTCATGCCTCACTCTGGGCAGCCATCGCCGCCGACATGGGAGTCTCCCTGCTGGTGATCTTCAGTGCGCTTCGGCTGCTTCGGCCCAGTGGGGACTGATCAATTCGAATCCATCGCCTTCGGCACAGTTGCGAGTCAGACTGTCACCATCGGCTTCAGGTCTATGAATTCAATCGGTTTCGATCTTTATGGGTTTGTGTAAAGCAATATGTAACCGAGGGTGGCGCCGGCGGGCGTTTTCACCTTGAGGACGCCGGACCAACCCGACGGATTGTTGGCGGCGCCGAGGTCGGCGAAGCGGTAGCCGTTGCCGGAGCCGCCGGCGACGATGAGTTCGCCGTTGGGGGTGAGTTCGAAGATGGTGCTGTCGGCAAGGTTGGAGCCGGGGCCGTGGATCTTGAGGGGTGAGGTGGTGTTGTCCGGGGCGGCGATGACGGCCGGGCCGGCAGCGACGCCGGAGGCGACGTGCAGCGTTTGGGATGCCCAGGTGCGGGCGTAGGCTTTCTGTGGGTCGTCGCCCTGCTGGAGGCAGGCGCCCCAGAGGTGGATGTCGCCGGTGGTCCAGTCGTCGCCGTTGGCGGCGTACTGGCGGACGACGATCCATAGGCCGGTTTGGCCACTCGCGAGGGTGCCGGTGATCTTGAATCGCTGCCAGGAGGTCGTGAGTGTGATCTGTGTCGGGCCGGCGAGGTAGGCGGCATACGGGTTGTCGACGATGGCGATCGAGAGCTTGCGCGTGCCGGATGGGACGCGGGCCCAGATGTAGAAGGTGTAGGTGCCGCCATCGGCGAGGCCAGCGATCTGTTGCTGGAGAACGGGCGTCGAGGTACCGGCGGTGATCACGTCCGCTGTCTGGTTGCCGTCGGGGGCGATGATGGCGTTCGAGGTGACCGTGCACGAGCCGCCGTTCTTGTCCCAGGTGGCCGCGCCGAAGTCCTCCGAGTGCTTCGCCATGTTTTCGAGCGGGCCGCCAATAGTCTGGTGCGGTCCGCAGTCGATCGGCCCAATGAAGTGCTCGCCCGCGCGATTGGCCGGGACGTAGCCGAGGGCGTTTGTGATTTCGCCGGCTTCTGGCGGGCTCGCGCTGATGGTCACGCTGACACGGTCGTTGGAAGGGTCGTCGGCGGCCGCAAGCGAGACGCGACTACCCTGGACGAGGTTGAGCGCCCGGCGAGTGCCGACGTCGGCGCCGTCCTTCTGGACCTTGTGCGGGAGTTCGCCAGAGACGATATCGGCGGCCGTGTGGTTGTGGCCTGGCAGGTCGCCGGCCACGAGGTTCGCGCCAGCAGTCACCCGGCCTTTGGCATCGACGGTGACCTTCGGATACGTGCCGGGCGATGCGCCGGAGGCGGCCATCGAGAGCACACCCGATTCGACGGCGAGGCCTCCGGCTGCGTCGATCTGCACGATGCCCTTGTTGCCATAGCCGCCGTCCGGGTAGGAGAACGCACCGAAGGTCTGCCCGGGCGCGAAGTCGATAATGGCGTCGGAGACAAGATGATCATTGGCGTTTAGCGCCAGGCCCAGATCGCCCGAGCCGTCGGCCTTGCGCCACTTCACGGCGCCCGTGTTGGGGAGGCGCACCAGGCCCGTGGCGGCTTTGTTGCCGGAGCCGAACTCGGCGCCGTCGACGAAGGTCTTCGCCCCGGTCATCGTCACCGCGCCGTCCTTGCGCACATAGTTGCGGTTCGACGTCGTGCCGAGTTCCTGCTCGATCGCGATGACGGCTTCCTGAAGCGCCTTCAGATACGCTGAGACCATGTTGGCGCGCACGGTGGCTCCGGAGGTGTGCTGGGCCGCGACGGTGCCGAACGCTCCGCGCTGGCAGCCCGTGAACTGCGTGGCGGTCTTGCCCGTGTAAACGATCAGTTCGTCGTCGATCGACAGAATCCCGTACTCATCAGGAAAGCCCACGCCCGTGGACTCAACACTGATGGTCGTATCGCCAGCGTAGACCGGCATCGTGGTGATCGTTTCGAGCGGCTTGGCCGAAAAAGCATCCGCGGGTGAGTAGAGGCTCGATGCGTCGTCGATCGCGTTCGGGTAGTTGCTCATCCGTTCAACCTCCTCGCGTTCAATCGGAACGTGTTCATCCGGCTGCTCGGCTCAGGCGCATAGGCCACGGCGACAGGTGATTCGGGTGAGCGCGCGGCGCGCGGGCGGCGATACGAGACAAGCGTCGCGGTAGACTGCGAAGGCACTTCCAGCGGCACGGCCCGCGAGTTCAAACAGAACTGATCGAAGGCCCAGAAGCAGAACGAATACAGCCCGCGATTCCGCCACATCCCGTAGGCCTCGCGCATCGGCGGGTCGGGCGGGCCGTAAATCCCCGCCAGGTACATGCACTCGGATGCCGGGCGACCGAGCTTCAGCGGAAACTCGAGCGTCTGGCGCATGAGCCGTGCGTTCTTCTGCCAGACGTCGTAGTCGAAACCTTCTGAGCGGAAGTACTTCACGCCGTAGCCGGAAGTCTTCCACTCGTTCGGCAGATTGACGTGGAAGTTGAGGGCGCGGAACGCCGGGTCCGGCGCAGGCTTGCCCTGGTTGGCGTCGAGCGGCCAGAGGCACTCGAACACCGCCGAAGGGTGGAACCGCCGCACGTAGCCGATGACCTCGGCGCAGTACTCCCAGATGCGATCGCGCAGGAAGTTAGCGCTCTCGATGTCGTCGTTGGGCGAGTCGGTGTTCGCCAGGAACCGCTGCAAGGGCCGGCCGTAGCGAGCCTGAAACGCCGCTTTAGTGTCGTCGTCATAGAACGGCATGCCGGAGGCATTCGGGAAGTACCACCACTGCGTCTCGCCGAACTGGAGCACGACGGGCAGACCCGCGGCGGCGATCTCGTCGGCGCACTCCTTGTACATCTGCTTCAAGTAGTCCCGCACGCGCGGGCCGAAGTGCATCTGATGCGACGGGATGGGCAGGAAGACCGGCTCGCCGTCCCAGTAGCGCGCGACCATGGCCATCGGCGGCAGGTAGCACTCCATCGAGAAGGCGAAGCTCGCGTCGATGCCGGCCTGCTTGAACTCGCGCGCCAGGTCGCGAATCCAGTTGCGCGCGCCGTGGGTCATCACGGGCGTGATCGAGTCGATCATCTCCCAGTCGCCCTCGGCGCCTGACTGGTCCAGCGGCGGCGTCCCCTGCGAGATGCTCAACTGTGGACTGGCCGAGATGGTGAAGGTGTAGCTCGGCGCGCGGGAGCGGATGTGAATCGAGCCGCCGTCGCTGGTGCACCAGACGCCGGGAAAGGTGACGTTGATCATCGCGCGCAGGTGCGCGGCGATGTCCTCGGTCGAGAGGCCCGCGCCCGGTGAGAAGTAGAGCGTGGTGCCGGACAGGTTGATCCACAGCGGCTGATCCACCTGCCAGGCGCCGATGCTGACGGTGCAGTTCGGGTAAGTCGCCTCGACGCGGCGGCGCTTGTTGTTCCAGAAGACGCCCATATAGACGTCCGCGTGGCCCATGAAACCAAGCTGCTTCAAGTGCCACACGTGCCACGCAGGTGGCTTCTTGTAACCGTGGTCGGTGTCGAAGTCGATGGCGAGCGAGACGTCGGAATAGACCTTGGGAGGATCCGGCGGATCTTGCGGTTCGAGCGGCCAGAGGTAGTCGAAATAGAAGTAGTAGCCGTTGCTCGCCGGGTGCTTTGAGAACAGCGCGCGGATCTCGACCGTGTGCGTCCCACCCGGCAATGCGGTGGCGAGTTTCTGCATTGCCGCCAGGCCGTTGTAGTCGTTGAGATACAGATCGTGAGCGCTTTGCGCGCCGCCGTCGATCGTGACCTCGATCCGGCCCGCGTCGCGGCCGAGCCAGGTGCCGAGGTAGAGATCGTGCTCGCGCGGGTAGGAGTAGCGGATGGTGACCGCCCTCTGATCCTGGGCGTCGTTCGGTGCGCAGCGCTTGGCGTGACCCAGCGACCACCACTGCGTGGGCCAGCCTGCATCGTAACGGTAGTCCTCCCAGAAGCCTTCGTAACGGCAACGGCCATCCGATTCCTTGATGCGCGGCGCATCGCCGCCCACCTTGAGCGTGCGATCGCCGGTGACGGTGAGGTTCGAGATCCTCACCTGCCACTCGATGTCTGAGCGGGTGCCGGTGATGGTCGAGATCCGCTGGATGCGGGTGCCCGGCGGCCAGGGCTGCGGCGCCGAGGAGTCCTCGCCGCGGCGCACGAGCAGGCGGTAGTACCAGGTGGCTGGATCTTCCGGGTCGGGCTTGACCAGGCCGAAGTTGGCGAGGCAGGCGATGCGCTCTTCCACTGTCGGCGTGCCGACGTAGTACTTGCGTCCCGCAAGCATCTGTTCGGCCTGCGTCAGATGCCACTCCTCTTCGGTTCCAGGCCGGGTGGCTGCGACGGCCTCCTTCAGCCGCCCGCCTTCGCGCAGGCCCGCCTCCACGTCCTCAAATCGCGGTGCGAAGGTGAGGTGGACCTTGACGATGTCGCTGGGGGGAACGGGCACGAGCGCGCTGCGGTCGCCGTTCCCGTAGCCCGTGAGAGAAGCGAACGGGAGCGTGAATCGGTAGATCCGATCGTTGCCCGCGCCCTGGACAGCGGTGGCAAACACAGCTGCGCCGTCCTTCAGTCCGACGATCTGATTGTCTGGAGCGACCGAGACGTGCACGGGCATCCCGTTGGCGTCGCGGCCGTACTCGCCAAGCTGGCTGGCCAGTTTGAGCTTGAGCTTCGCGGACGTGTTGGTGGTACTGAACTGATCAACAGCCAGACTGTTCGGTTGCACGCCGTAATCCGGCTGCGGCGCGTCCACCATGCGGTTCTTCAGCACCCGCCCGAAGTGCCGCGCGCGCGGCAGCATGCGGCACACCGCACCGGCCAAGTGGCGGTGGTTGAAGTGCGCTGTGAAGCTGCCACTCGATACAGAGAGGACCTTCACCACTTCGTCGTTCGCGGTTCCGATATCGACGCCGATGTAGTCGCCCGCGCGGATTTCAGCCGATGACGCCACTCGCGCCGTGTAGATGCCTGGCACGAAGCGCGTGAGCGTAGCCGGCGCCGAGCCGCTGTTCGACCAGACGACGATGGGGCCGTTCACGCCAGGCTTCAGTGTGACGGTGACGACGTTTCCAGCAACTGAGCATGAGACCAACTGGCTGATGCTGGGGTCGTTGTTGAACCAGTCGGCGACAAACTGGGCGATCTCAGCGGCGCTTGAGAAGAGATTCTGGGGAACGGCGACAGTCGCGCTGTTGATGAAGAAGTTGTGGTAGAAATACGGATCGTCCTGCCACCAGATAGTCTGTTCCGTGGAGGGTGCATCGAGGCCCCCGATGTCCTGAGTGAGCTGCGTTTCCAAACCGCAGAAAGCGATCGCCTCGGCCGAGGTACAGGACCAACGCGTGCCCATGAAGTAGACGTAGGCCTTGTCGGTGAGCGCGGGCGTGGGCTTCCCCGTGAGCAGTTCATCCAGCGTGGCGGCGTCGCGATCGTGAAGCGAGAAACCGAAGCTGCCGGGAGCGTAGTTTCCCGAGACGACTGCCGCGTGGTGCATCAGCGGCACTTCGTAGATGTCGCCGACGCCGGTCGTAATCGTGAGCTTGTCCCACCCGACCGAGGCGTAGCGCACGCAGTCCGGCCGGACGTTGCCCTCCTCGCCGTTGACCGGCAATACCTCCATGTCGTATTGGAGCGTCAGCCCGGAGAGGTCCGTCACCGGCAGCGGTTTCAGGCGCAGGTGGTTGAAGTAGTCGTAGGCGGAGAAGAGCTGGACGTTGGCGAAGTCTTCGGCTGCCTGGAAGATGCCGGAGATCTGAAAGCCGGTCTCGGTGGCGTCGTGAATAGTGGTGGTCGCCGCGCGGCCGGAGAAGCCCTGGAGTTGGATGGTGCGTCTGGCGTCGAACAGGCGCAAGAGATCAGGCATGGGGTATATGTCAAAATGGCGGGAGTATGTTGACTTGGCTCGGTCTCATCGGCTGCATCTTCGCCGCTGCTTTGTTGCTTACGCTCTTGCCTGACAAGACGAGCCGAGAAGATTGTGCTGGCGAACGCGAGCTGAAGTAATACCGCGACCTCATGGACTCCAGCGTCAGGTCTGAATCACCACGGTCAGATCGCTGCCTGGATCCGGCGAAGCGACCGCGAGGATGTCGAAGGCCAGGTCGTCGCCCTCGTTGAGCACCGGCGTCGGCCAGATCGTTGGCCGGATGCGCTCGCCCGCGGCGTGGTCCTTGGTCACGATCGCTTCAAACGTCTGATTGTCTGGATCGGCACTGATCACACGGACGTACTCCTCGTTCGCGCCGCCGGGATCGAAGCAAACGAAGGTCCCGGCAACGAGACCGAGCCGGTTCGCGCCATACGAAGCCGTCTGCAAGGTCTGCGGATCGGACCCGGCGGTCACCGCCGAGATCAGTACCAGGCCGTAGTCGGCATAGGGAAGCCGGCGCGTGGCGGGGAGCCCCAAGCCTTCGTTGTTCACCAGGAAGTCGTAGGTGGTCTTGTAGGGGTCGGGCAGGGCCTGCGCGATGCCCATGTACTCGAGCGGTTCCCACGTCGCGCCGCCGTCGCGGCTGAGCTTCACCAGGAATGCCGATTGGCCGTCGGTCGTGCCCCGCTGGAGATAGGCGTAGACGCAGCGGATCGAGGCGGCGTCCTGCACCTTCATCGGGATGACGACGTTTTCTTGCACCGTGAGCGGACCGGGGACCTGGAAGGTGTAGGCGCCGCCGTTGCAGGTGCGCAGGCCCGGCATGTAGGGCTCACTGTGGCGCGACAACGGGAATACGGTGAAGGGTCCGTAGCCGAAATGATTCGCCACGCCGGCGAGCGCCGCCACGATGCAGGCGCTTGGCAGCTTCGCCTCGATCCGGGCGGGTAGGTCCGGCGTGCGGAAGAAGCCCTTGCGGACGCTGAAGGTGAACGTCTTCTGGTCGAGCCTGTAGAAGCGGATCCCAGCGAGATGCGCGCAGCGCAGGGTGCCGAAGGTCGCCTGGCCTTCGGGTACGCCTGGGTAGGCGCGTTGGAGATGAAACTCGCCGCTGAGCACGACGTCGCCGGGTGCACCGGGACCGATGATCTGAGCGCATTCATAGGATCGCCGGCCAGGGTTCGCAGGGTCGCCGGACTCGTCATTGAAGACGACGAAGTCTCCGACCCGGAAGACCCGTTGCGTATCGGGATTGACCGTGCAGACCACGGTGACGGGGTCGGTCGCGGCGTCGATGGCGGCGTCGGTGGAAGCCCAGAGATCGGTGGCCAGCTCGTCCACGTAGTAGAGCGCCAGCGTGATCTCGTGTGCGCCGACGATGTTCGAGTTGCCGGAGGCGTCGGGCGCAACTGTCATGTCGTCGATCGCGAAGGTTCCGTAATCACCAAGGCGGGGAACGCCAGTCAGCACGCCGGGGACGCCCGTGTCGATGAGTACTTCCTCGGTGGGCGGCTCGGGCACGACGTCGGCGGGCTTGGGGCCAGTGACCAGGTCATACATCGAGTCCGTGGTCGTGCGGCCCTGGATGTCGATCGAGTAGTCGCGGTTGAGCCGCCATCCGGTGACGCGGAACTCGCCCGCGCCGCCGGGCATGTCCGGATGGGTCATCGAGCACACCATGCCGGGCTCGGTGTTGAGGGCAAGCACGGTCGTGCGGAAGCCGATCTGGCGCGCCTTTTTCCATTCCTCCGGGGTGATGCCGCCCAACTCCTCTCGCAGGCGGACGGTGATGACCCGGGCGGCCTGCGACTTCGACGCTGTGCCCGACAGATTCACCGTTGACTTCAGAAACAGTGGCCCAGCGCGGCCACCAATCAATGTGGCGTGGTCAATGTCGTAAAGCGAGATGGAGTTGGCGACGAACTCGAAGTCCTCGTCGGCGAAGTTCGCCGTCAGGTGATTGAATGAGGGCTTCAGCGGCGCGAGTTGGAGGCTCCGGAACAGGATGTTGCCTTCGGTGAAGGCCTCGACCGCGGAGGAGTTCACGCGCACGCCGAGCTTCAGCTTGCCGTAGGCGAACGTGTAGTACCCCAGACAATTCATCAAGACTTCCTGGAGCCAGTCGCGCAGCGGCTTCTCTTCCTGGAGCACGCCGCGGAACTTGAACTGCGTCTCCGTGCCCGCGCCGACCAGTTTTGAAACCTGCTCGTCGCAGATCGCGGCCGCCGCGATGGCGGCATCGACGTCAAACAGGGTCTCCGCGAAATCCAGTTGCTCGGCAGTGGCGCCCGCGCCGAGGCGTAGGCCTCGGGCGCGCAGGAGCATGTTGACGGCGATCCAGATCGGGTTGGTCAGTGCGGGTGAGGAGACGCGCACGCCGGGCGCTGTCCACACCCAGCCGCCGAGGCCCTGGGCGACGACGGCTTCCATGGAGTGCTCGCTCAAGCGCGAAAGCTGCAAACCCTTGGCGTCCGAACGCCGGATCATGAGGAACGCCGTTCCAGCCGCGCGTTCCGGGCCAGCGTCGGTGTCCATGCCGAATGTCGTCGGATTCGGATCTGGCCCCAGACTGGTCATCAGCCCAAGCGAACCCGGATAGCCGTGGTGGTACTGCCCGTCGAGCTTGTGGCCCGTGCCGTAAGCGCCCAGCGGCCCTTCGCCCACAATACCCACGGCCGCGTAGAAATCGCTTTCGTCGCGGCCCGAGGCGATCTTGGCGTTCACAGGCATCGGCGAGTCGGTGTAGATCTCGGGCAGGACCTGGTCGTAGATGGAGTCGGCGACCAGCGAGACGGAGGTGAGCGTCGAGCGGCCGAAGCCCCACACGCCGGTCGAGTTGTCCTTGATGCGCACGCCCTGCGGCTTGGCCATGATGCCGCCGTAGTAGTCGTTCATGCCGTGCGCCCGGCAGCCATTCGGAGTATCGAAACCCTTGTCGCAGCGTGTGGGATCGGCCTCGGGGAAGTGGACCAGATCGAGCACGCCATTGGAAGCGAACGGGCAGGCCTGGCCGTCGTTGAAACGCTTCCAGCAGGTACGGGAGATCTTGCGCGTGGGATAGGGCAGGTTCAGTTCGTAGAGACCGTCGGCGGCGGTGACCCGGAACTCGGGCCCCGAGTCGCAGGTCCAGTTCACGATGTTGCCCTTCCAGAGATCGAGCTTGATCCCAGTGCCGACGTGGAACAGGCTGAAGGCGATCTCGGCCCGGAAGAGGTCGACGTCGTTGGCCAAATCGCGCATCACGCGGTCGGCGTTGCCGAAGGTGAACTGAGCTTCGTCGGATTCGTTGCCGATGGATTGCGAGATGCCGTCGAACTCGAGCAGGCGTGCTTGGTAGAGTTGGCCGCCGGTGGTGCAACGGCGGTCAGAGACGTAGATGGCCGGATAGCCCGGTTGAAGCGGCTGGATACGGACGAGCGGAATGATCTCTTGAACCTGCGAAAGCAGCGCAGTCTGGAGCGCGGCAGGCGGGAAGCGATTGACGGTCTGGTTGAGCGGATACGACGGGCTGGTCTGGGGAATCTCGACCAGCGTCACGCCGAGCGAGCAGGCCCAGTCGGCGACCATCTCCCAGGAAAGCGGCTCGTTGGCGAAGCGGCAGGTGACGGGCGTGGTCCCGGCGCCGCTTTCGCTCGGGGCGTTGTAAGTGAACGCGCCGTAGGGACCGTACTTCATCTCCCAGAAGTTACGCAGGGCGATGCGCTCGGCATCGCGGAGCCACTGCCTGCGAATGGTGAAGCGGCGGGCACCCGTTCCAACGAGCATGCGCTGTTCGACCTTGGCATTGCCGGATCCGAACTGATGCACGACGACCTCATGGTCGCGGCGGACATCGAGCGGAAAGTCCGGCACGAGCGGAAACACACCGCTGGCTACGACCTCCGGGACCGCGACGTTGCCGATGAAGTCAGGCAAGTTCGATCAACTCCAGCGTCAGATCGGTGCGCGCAAGCGAGGCGCTCTGTTCCCATGTGCCGGCGAAGCGGACGGTGTACCGGCCCGCCACCGCTTGCCCAGTCGGATCATGCGAGAACTTCGGGCTTGTCTCATAGGGGTCGTAGAAGTAGAACGGCTCGGCCTGGCCCTTGCGGGCGTCGTAGAAATCGCGGAGAGCCGAAAGCTGCACAGGAGTCAGCCGCTTGGCCAGCCGCCAGCGCTTGCGGCTGTTGGTCGCCTGGACCGACCTCTGCAATTCGCCGTTGCGGTACTCGTTATCAAGCGCCGGGTACTCGCGTTCGTGGACGAAGGCGCGCGAGAGGCTTGCCGGCAACACGGTGAGCGGCGCGGCATTCTGGACGGAGCCGGGCATCAGGCGGTCACCAGGTCGAGGAGCCTCTGGTCGGGCCGCGCGCCGATCTTGCGGGCGACGAAACGGGCATAGTTTGCCGGGTGGTTGCCGTCCGCCGAGGGGGCGTACACCCGGAACATCTCCTCCGCGGTCGGCGGCTTGCCCTGCGTGTACTTCCCGTCGAGATACTGCCCCACGAGCACGCGCAGGATGCGCCAGCCTTCCTCAATCGCCCGGCGGCTCATCTCCTCGCGCGAGGCGCCGGGAAAGCGCTCGGACGCCCACGCGACGAAATCCACGTAACCGCGATGGGTGGGGTATGGCCGGCCGCGCGCGTCGCGCCACTGGCGGATGTTGCCCGGGTTCGCGTTCCTCTGGGCAAGGGTCGGTTTTGCCGCATTGACATAGAAACCTTCCATCTCGGCGATCGCCCGCGCGATCTTTTCGGTCAGCTCTGCTCGTGTCATGACAGAATCAACCCTGGACTCAGTTGCAGGCCGGTCATCTCGCGGCGGCCAGCGCTGGCCTTGGTCGCCGCCATCGCCGCCGATTGGACGGCGCGCGGATTCTCGACCACCACGCGCACCGTTTCCTTCTCGAAGAACTCCTTCGCTCCGGGCACGGTGATGTTGATTACCGTGGGCCCAGCGGCGGACGAAGGCGTGCCGCCACCGAGCGGCGCTAGCGTCAGGCCGCCGGAATTCGATTGGAACAGCCCGCCCCCTTGCTGAAGGAGCGACACCGGGCGTACGGTTGCCGGGAGGCCCGAAGTGCTCTGGCCGGTCGACAGCGCGTACAACTCGACCAGGTCACGGATCTGCGGGCTGCGGATCGCCGCCTCCAGATTGCCGCCAAAGCCTTGTTTGGCGATGTCGACGATCTGCTTCAGCACACCCTTGTCGCGGATGTCGACCCCGTAGGTGGCCTTGATCTTCTCGCGCGCCTTCTCCTCGGCGCCTTTGACAAACAGCCGCACCAGCCCAGCGACCGCGCCGATTCCGGCGCCGATCGCCGCGCCCAATGGACCGCCATACTTGAAGCCGATCATCGCGCCGCCCGCTGTGGTCATGGCAAGGCCGGAAACACCGCCGCGCTGGAGGCCCATCAGGGCAAGCGTTGCGCCGCCAAGGAGTGCGGCATTGGAGCGACCGAGAGCCGAGAGCTTCTGGCCCATCGTGGCCGCTTCCCACGTCACGGCCTTCCCAGGCGCATACTGGACACCGCCGCCGAAGCCGAGAAAATCCTTCCAGCCACCGAGCAGGCCACTCCAACCGCTGCCGCTGCTCGCAGGGATGAAGGGAGGCGTGCCCCACCCTCCGGCCGCGCCGCCCGGAATGGGACTGCCGCCGCCACTGCCTCCTCCGAAGACCGGCGCTGCACCGATGCCGAGCAAGCCGCCGAGCCTGCCGAGCGTGCCCCCGCCGGAGGCGCCTCCACCGGCGAGCGAGACCCGCGTGCCGGTAAACAACTGCATCAGCATCGCGGCCACGCGAGAAGTGACCACGTCCTTGATGGCGGTCAGCAGGGCGGTCTTGAGCGAGTTGCCGATCGCGGACCAGATGGACTGCGACTTGGTGAGCAGCGCATCGAAGACGCCCTCGGCCTGGCGCTTGAACGACTCAAAGATGCGCTGGTTGTGGTCTCGCACCAACTGCGCCTGGCGAATTGCTGCCGTTTCGCGCGCGCCCTGGATCGCGGCGTCCGTGGCCTCCTGCTGGAACCGCCTGATCTCGTCCCGCTGTGCGGTGAGCCCAGCAATGCGCGCCTGGATTTCATCAGCCCGGTAGCCGAGCCGCTTGAGCTGCGCCTCTTCCTCAATGACCATCCGCGAGGTTTCGAGGTCGAACAGACGCATGCGGATCTCGTGCACGCGGGTGAGGTGCTCGATCTCGATCGCAGCCTTGCGCTGCTCGACGGCAACCTTTTGCTCAAGCGTCCGCGCATTCGTGGCATCGAGCGCCCGCAGTTGGGCTTCGTGCACAATCCCGGCCCGCGTCTCCTCAATGCCGAGCATCTGCTCCAGGTGATCGAGGTTGCGTTTGGAGATCTCCTCGCTGTAAGCCAGACGCTGGCTGAACAGGTGCGACTCGATCTCGAGCCGCCGCCACGCGGCCTTTTCTTCCGCGGCCAGATACTCGGCCAGGTTCTTGCGGTTGGTCTCCTGGACCTCCTTCTGCCAGTTGGCGAGGCGTTCCCGAAGTTCTCCGATGACGTTCTCCCAGGCTTTGCGCGTGAGTGCGATTTGCTGCTCGTTGCCGCGCTCGTCGACGAACGTAGTCCACTTGCGGATTTGCTCCTGGACCTCGGCCACGTCCCGCGCGAATCCTGTCAGCCCGCGCCGCCGCGCCTCTTCGAGCGCGCGTGCGCTCTCCCGCTCCACTTCCAACCGGCGCTTCCGGATCTCGGCCGCCCGCTTCAACGCTTCGAGGTCCGGCTCCGGTGACGTCTTGATGGTCAGTTTCGGGCCTTCGTACTCGAAGGGCTGCTCTCCAGTGAGCCACCGCTTGCCCATGACGAGTTCGCGGATCTGGTCGTCGGTCATCCCCTGTTTGCGCAGGGCATCGACGCTCGTCCGGCCGCTGAAGAGATCCTCGCGCATCGCCTTCCGCTGCAGCTCGTCGAAACGGGCCTGAAGCTGATCCTGGGTGTCCTTCCACTGCGAGTAGATGGCGAAGCCCGCGCCCACCACACCCACAGCGAGCAAAGCATACGGGTTGATGCTCGCGAGTTGGAGCGCCGCAATGGATTTCGCCAGCGCCATGATCTTGTCGGCCAGGGCGTAAGTGGCAAGAACGCCAGAGACCCACAGCGCCACCTCGCCGAACTTCTTGAGCGAATCGGCATTCTCCCGAAGCCAGCCAACCAGGCCGCGCAAGTGGCCGATCAGCGCCTTGAAGTCATCCTGAAACTGGGCGCCGATGTCTTCGCGCAGGTTGTTGAACTCGCGGCGCAATGCGCCGAGTTGGCCCTCGACCGTCTGGGAGGCTGCCGCGTGCGCTCCCTGGATCTTCGCGCCTTCTCGCATCACCGCGTTGTAGCGGAGCTGCTTCTCCTCGGTCTCGGTCAGGGCGCGTCCGAGTTGAAGCTGGGCGATCTGAGATTCCTTCTGGAAGTCGACGAACAGCCCCAGCGTGCGAAGACCGCGCGATGCGCCCGACTCGATGGCCATGACGATCGATTCGAGGGCCTCGCCGGCGGCGATACTCTGGACCGCCGCCGCGTCCTTGGCGAGTTTCGCCAAGCCTTGCGCCTTTGACAGTTCCAGATCGGCCACAATCAGCCGCTGGACGGCGTGCGCGGCTTCGGTGTACTCGAAGCCGATCTCTTCGATGGCTGCAACCTGCCTGGCCGCCGCGGCCGCGCCCACGCCGTGCGCGTTGGCCAGGGCCTTGAGCGAGGCCTCGGCTTTGGCATTCTCGGCGGCCATCATGACCGAGCCGACGGTGAACTCCTTGGCCCAGGCGAGCGAGCTTTTGATCGCGTCGGCCAGCAGATTTCCGGCTGTCGCGCCTTTCACCATGGCGGCGGTCATGCCGTCGATCCCTTGCGCCGCGCCCCGGGCGGTCTTCACCGCCGACGCCTCCATGCTCGACAGGCTCGCGTTGACGCTCTTGATGGACGCATTGGCCCTGTTGGTGTCGACTTCAACGACGAGTTCGAGCCTGTTATCGGCCATGCGCGTTCATCTGCTCGCGGTCCAACGCGTCGCGTTCTTCTTCGAGCACCACAAGCGCCCGGAACTCGTCAGCCCGGATCTCATCCAGGCCGATCCGGATCCCCAATTTCAGCGCCGCCCGGAGATCGAGCGCGCGCCGCAGCAACAGACCCGCCTCGGAGGATTGCGCGGCATCCAGCTTGTCGAGCGGGCAGTGGCCGCAGCGGCCGCCGTCGTCGGGAGCGTCGGGGCAGAGGCTCGGGTCGCAGAGTTCCTCGCGGCGGAGCGCCCAGTGAATCAGGAACCGGAGGGAGGGTTTTTCTGGCCACTCCCCGCTTGTCAGTTTGGGTCGCCGGTCTCCTGGAACGCCCCGTCCAGAGCATCGATCGCGGCTTTTACGGCGACGGCCTGGTGAATGATGGGCGCATCGCTGGCGTACCCTTCAGAGGATTCGAGCAGCTTCTTGAAGAGCGCACCCGCCGGGGCCAGGTTGATGATCAGTTCCTGTCGGTTGTAGGGCAGATCGAGCACCCGCGCGAAGCCGCGGCGGTAATCGAAGACGTCTTTCGCCGACGGCATCTTGAGAAGATGTGTCACCGTGCCGCCGAGGACACGCAGAGTCACCCGGAAGGCGTCACCCTCCTGGACGACGTCGTCGACGTCGGCCTGGCTCAACTGCTCGATGATGCGGCTGGCTTCAAAGGCATCCACATCGGGAGCGTTCTCCTCCAGTACCCGGATCTTCGCAAGCAGGGCGGCATCGGCATCTTGCGAGTCGGGAATCGTCGTTTCGGACACGCCGCGCCCCAGTTGCTTCACGATGACCTTGCGTTTCTTCTGGCGGTCGATCCACTCCTCGTCGGTCGGGAAGCGCACGCGAATGGGCTTCACGCCATCGGGCGTGCGCAGGTGAATGGTGATGGGTTGCTTTGCGTCAAACATGGCTATTCCTTACTGACAGATCCCATCCACGTTGCACTTGGCCACGGCCGAGACGATGCCGTTGGTCTCATCCCACATCGGCAGGCATTCGACCGAGACGGTGACGATGCCGTCCGTCTCGCCGACCTCGGCCGAGGCGAAGGAGACCTTGTGCCAGGTGATTTCGAGCGAGTTGTTCGCGTCGTAGGTGAGCGCCAGGACCGCCGTGCCGGTGGACTGGCTCCTGAGCTTCGCCAGTTCCGTGGAGCCGTTCTCGAAGCGGGCCACGAAGCGCAGCGCGCCCTGGCGGTTGCCGAACTCGAGTCGGCCGCGGATGGCGCCGCTCGCGCCGTCGCCGGGCACCTGGAAGCCCGAGCCGGGATAGAACCCGCCGTCGAGGCGAACGTTGTTCTTCCACGACGCCTCCATCGAAACGATGTTCTTGTTTGAGACGTAGTTGACGCCGTTGATCGAGAGCGCGAGCGACGCCGACGGCAGCAGCTTCTCCACCGTCGCCGCCGGCATCGTGATGCCCGAGGGCTCGACGTATTTCCCTGAGCCAACGAACTCGACCGTGATCTTGGAATTCGCGCGGCCTGGCCCCGAGCCGATCGAGATGGTCCAGCCTTCGACCACACAGCCCACCGCCATCCGGTCCACCACGACGCCCGCGCCCGGGCGAATCTGCTCGACGAAGCTGAAGTAGGGCAGCTCGGCCGCATCGCCCGACGCCGGAAACAGCGGCGTGCAAGTGTAGGTGAAGTTCGGCGTCGTGCCCGACTTGACGACCTTTCCGAGTCCGAACGCCATCGCCCAGGTGCCGATCTCCGCGCCGAGATACTTCTCAAGCGTCCCGTTCACGTCCCAGGAGGTCTGGAAGGACTGCGTCGGAAACTCGTGGCCCTTGCCAAACTCTTCAGCGTCGTTTTCGGTGTTCAGTTTCGGGTTGGCGAGCGTGGCGTTGAGCTTCCGCAACTGCCACATCTGGACGCCGGTGTTGGGCGTAGAGATGTTGGTCTGCTTCTGCTTACCGAAGCAGATCTGGATTTCCTGCATCCGCGCGACGGACATCAGGCGTTACCTCCTCTTCCGTGATCTGCCGCCAGCCGCGCACCATAAGCGGTACGAGCTTGGCCGGCGTGGCCTCGACTTCTTGCACCTCGCCCTCGGGCGAGCGCATGAGCACGGTTTCAGTCATCTCCCATCTCCAGAAAACTGAGCGGCGCCTCGAAATAGTCGAGCCCTTCGGCGTCGGTCTGCCGCTGGATCAACGGCAGGTCCATCGGGTGGCAAGCCGGGTGTACGGTGGCGTTCAGCATCGGCACGCCAGCCGACACCGGCACACCCTTGGTGATGAGCCGGAACAGCCGGTAGTAGGCCGTGGGCGGGTCACCATCGAAGGTCTCACGCGCCCGCAGGTAGAGCGTCACCTGGTGCCGCCAGACATCCACGACGCCGAATCCCGCGGGCTGCGTCCCTTGCCAAGCCGCCATGACCCCCGGCGCGGGCATGTCATGGATCGCCGCCGCGAGGCTCGCCCGCTTCGGATAGTGATCGTGGTAGGCGAAGATCCGCTGCTCATCGCCACCCATCTCGGCGACCAGCTCCGGGATGTCGCGCAGCAGGGCGACCAGGTTGTCGACCAGTTCCGCCGGGTTGATCATCGTTGCTTCCCTCCCAAGCTGCGTTCCAGAAGCAGACGGGGCTTCATCGCTTCGAGCATCTTGCGGGCTGCCTCAGCGACCGCCGCCTTGTTCTTCGGCGAAAACACCATCCACGCCTCCCGCTTCTGGTTGGCCCACGCCTTGATCCGGTCCTTGCGGGTCGAGACGTTGGCCTTGGCACGGTTCTCGCTCACCGTGCGGACCTGGAAGTTGCGCAACAAGTCGCCCGAGAATGTCAGGTTGCGGCGGTTGCCCTTGCCCTTGCGCGTCTTCCAGATCGCGTAGCGTTTGGTGAGCGGCTTAGCAGCGGAATCCTCTGGGCCTTGGGCGGCGGCGAGCCGCGTCTTTACCGCCGTGACACCGGCCGCGCCCAACTCATACATCTGGCGCTGGCGGAAGGTCAGCAGGTCGAGCCGCAGTTGCTTCTTCTGGTAGACCCGGACGCTCGGCATGATTCGCCTTGAAGAGAACTTGTGCGCAATTGCCCACAAGTCGCAAACTTCCGCCAGATTTGGCGGAAGTCAGTTGGCTTTACGCAGCCGGAGAACGGCGGCGCCCTCCGCATCGGCCTCGATGTCGAAGACCTTGTAACGGACGCCGTCGATCTCGACCTCGTCTCCGCGGACGTGCGGCGCAGGTAGGTCCGCCAGGCGGACGAACAGTACCGCATAGACGCCGGGCGAGGCGTCTTCGGCCTCCCGCGCCAGCTGAAACACCGCGCGGATGGTGGCCTGCCCGCCCGCCTCGGGAAGGTAGGTGACCTCCCGCCCGAAGACCCGCAGGCAGGCCTCGTCCACGCGACTCACCGGATCCGCGAACGTCATCAGGAAATGAACGCCCCGTTCAGACGCACGCGGCCCGTGGCGTCGCCGTCGGCTGCGGCCCTCACCGCCACTCCGATCAGCTTGTTGCTGGTCGCGGTCTTGGTGATCACCTTCGTCGTGTTGTTCCAGTAGATCAGTGTGCCCTGCGACCAGCCGGTGCTCCCGCCGGCCTCTCGGGTCAGATCGAAGACGCCCGCCACCTGGAACTCACCCTCGTCGCCGCTGGCGACATCGGTCGCGGCGACGCCGAAGATGGAGCCGACCAGCGCGCCGCCGCCCGAGCTCACCGCGTAGGGCGCGGTGAGCGTCAGAGTCTCGCCCTTCTGTACAAAGTTCTTCATCGCTCAAGCCTCCTTCCTAGCTGCCCAAGTTTTTCTGGAGCCCGCGCCAGTCAATCGCCTTGGCTCCGAAATCGAGCCGCGCTTTGATCTCGACGCCATCCACATCGAAGCCCTGGCGGGTCTCGATGTAGACTCCGTCCTGGCCTTCGAGGTAGGCGTATTCGATGGTGTCGATCTGATCCGGCGAGGCGAACAGATACCAGGCCGTGGTGCTCGCCGCGTCCAGCCGGGGCTCGGCAATCGGCGTCAAGGCCCGGATGTAGTCGGGCACCAGGTCTGCCGATTTCGCCGGCGCGAGGTTCGGCGCGATCATCTGGAATGCGGCGAGTTGCAGGGCCACGGGCACCACCAGATAGCGCGGCTGCACGTTCAACACGGTGATGCCGTCGAGGCCCTTCTGCTTGGCCATCGCCGCCATGCCCGCGCCCAGGCCCGTCAAGGCCAGCGCGCTGCCCGCGCCCGTGTTGAGGTTCGCGTGGTTCGAGTGGAACAGCGCCACGCCGTCGCCCATCGCAGGGTTCGAAGTGACGATGCCCCACACCGTATCGCTCTCAAGCGTCGCCGCCGCCACGCCGAACCCGGCAGGGATGCGCGTGAAAGCGCTCAGATCGTCGTTGATGATCGTCTGGCGTGTGATCGAGACGATGCGGCCATAGGTGGCGAGCTTGTAGGTTTCCTTCGATTCGGCGATCGAGCCGTGGGTGAACTCGCCCTTTTCGTTGACCTTCATCAGGCTCGGCGCTTCGCCCAACTGCACCGCGTTGATGTTCTTGAAATCGACCGCCGAGCGCCGCCGCGAGAACGGCAGGAAGGTACGAGGGTAGGCCTCATAGGCCTGCCGCAGGGTCTTGTTGGCCACATCGGCGAGGATCGAGGGGAAGTCGGAAGTCGACAGAGCAAGCTTCGCAATTTCGTGGCGCGGCAGCCGCTTGGTGCGCGTGCCAGCGGTCTCCAGGCACTCCTTCGCCAAATCGAGCAGCGTCTGTCCGGCCCAGTCGCGCCCGAGGTCGTCCTTCAAGGGGAAGACCGCCGGATCGTAACGGTGCAGGAGCGCCGCCATGATCCCGGCTCGACGGGTGTCGGTTGCATCTCTGGTAACCACGGCGGCCGCGCTGCGGATCTCGGGTTCGGCTAACCGGCGTGCCGTATCGTCAAGCGCCAGCCTGCGAAACTCCTCAATCGAGGTGCCTGCTTCGACATGCTGAGCGACCAAGCGCGCATCGAGGCCCAGCGTGCGCCCGACCTTTTCGATTTCCCGGATGCGCGCGCGTTCGGCCAGTGCGGCTGCCTGGCGCTCGGCATCGAGAGTGATCTTCGGTTCGTCACGGGCCTCTTCGCCCGTGGCGGTAATGATGGTTTCATCCATCTTCTGCTCCTGTGGGCCAGTTGCCCGTTCGAACTTGAATCCCGCGCCCGGGTCGGCGCCGACGGGCACGAGCGAGACCTCTTCGGGCTCCCAATCGGTCACCAGCACCTGGCGCATCGCCGCGCCTTGCGGCGTCACGTCTTCGACGGCGTGAATCGCCACGCCCATCGAAGCGTTGCGCAAGATGCCGTCCTGGACGTCCTGCCAGACCGGATCCACGTCGGCGCGCTTCGAGAACCGCACCGTCGCTTTGCCCTGTCCGTCTTCGACCCACGCGCGGGCGATCACGCCGATGACATCATCGACCGTGAAGTCGCGATGAGAATTCAATAGCGGCGCCGAACCGCTCGCCAATCGCCCCATGCGAATCGCGCCCGGCTCCATCGAGAAGCGCATCTCGAACGGGCCACGCGCATCGTAGCGGCGGACCGATGCGCCCGTGTACCAGGTCAGTGTCGCCGTGCGTTCGTCGCGGTCGGTTGGAGCCAGCGCCTCAAACTGGGCTTCCAGCCGTTCTCTCGTTGGGGTCATTCTGAAGCTCCTTCTGTTGTGCGCCGCTCTGCGTCACCCGCCGCGGGTCGCAGTCGAGCACGATGCCGCGCTCGTCAAGCATCCGGTTGATTTCGGCGATCTGTTCCAACTGCGCGTCGGGGTCGTAGCCCTGCTCGGCGATGGCCTGGCGCAGCGTCAGCGTTCCGGTGCGCAGGCGGTTGAGCGTGGCGACCGAGTCCTTGTACGGATCGACGCTGCCGAACCCCGGCGGCGTCCACTCGGCGCGAAACGGGCCGGGCTCGGGGATCGCGCCGGCCGCGTAGGCCACCGTGAGAAGCCGTTCCCAGACCGGCGTGCACAGCATCGGAATGAAGGTCAGCCAACGAAAGCCCTCGATGCCGTTGCGGAAACTCAGGAGCCCCGCGCGGTAGCTCGAGTAGTTCACGCGCGAAAGATCCCCGGTCAACTGCTCGTAGGTGAGCTGCAAGCCCGTAGCAATTTGAGCCTGCTTGGCGGCGACATAGTCGCGGTAACCCGCCGAGGCCGACGGCGAGGCGAAGGTGATCTCCTCGCCCGGCTTGAGGTACTCGATCATGCCCGGCTCGAAGCTTTCGACCCGCTTGCCCGTGGCCGGGTCCGGCGCTGCCGGCGCGATCGGCGGCCCGTCCGGCCCCTGCGGCTGCGTCACAAACGCCGCAAAGCAGGCCTCAATCTTCTTGCGGACCAGCTCGGCCTCTTCGTATTCATCGAGATCGCGCAGCGTAACCACCACGGGTGCGAGCCACGGCACGCCGCGCACCTGGCCCGGACGGTCTTTGCGGTAGACGTGCAGAACCTCGCTCGCTGGGACACGCACGGATTGCAGCGACGCACCTCCGCGCACACCGGTCTGCACCATATCGCCCGGATGCTGGCCGTAGAGCCAGTAGTAGACGCGGCGGCCTACCAGATCGAACTCGACACCTTGGATGATGTAGCCCGTCTCGGTCTTCTGGGTCTTCGTGTGGTCGAGATAGTCGGGCTCGAGCACCTGGAGCTGCAACGGAACGGTAAGGCCGTCGCTTTCGCGCCGCTGGCGGAAGCGCACCAGGCACTCGCCGCTTTCAAAGACCGTGCGGGCAATCAGCGCCTGGAGTCCGTAGAAATCAAGCTGCCCGTCGGCGTCGCATTCGTCGATCCAATCTGCCCAGGCCACGTTGATCAAGCGGTCCAGGTCCGGCTCGCCGCTCCGCGCCTGCGCCGTGATGCCCGTGCCGATCGCGTTGCCCACCACCTCGGCCACGGCGCGCGCCGCATAGGCGTTGTTGCGGATCAGGTCGCGCGAGCGTTCGCGCAGCTTCGACAGCGCCACTGAGATCTCGGCGTTGGCCGAGTTGCCGGTGGTGACCCAGCCGCCGGTGCGGCGATCGGTCCGCGCGCCTTCGTAGGCCAACCGGATCAGTTCCCCGGCGCGCCGCGCCCGCATCCGGCGCAGACCCGTCTCGGGCGATACCCAGGCGATCGCTTTGTCGAGCCAGTTCATCCTTTTGAGGTCTGCGCAAAGGAGAAGCGGTCTGTCGCAGTGCCCGATTCGGCGGCCAGCGCTTCCTGGATCACTGCCCGCGCCTGAAGCAGTTCATCCATTGAGCGGTAGGTCACCGTGCGGTCGCCAAAGCGGACGGTCAGTTCGCCGCTTGCGATCGCCGCCTCGATGGCGTCAAGTTGCTGCTGCGTCCAGGCCATCTATGCTCGCCGCCGTTTGAAGTAGAACGTCGCCCGCGTGCCGAACTCGCGCACGACAGTGACAAGCTCCCACCCTTGCGCGCCGTACTCGGCCAGTAGGTCCAGCGATTCGGCATCGCCGGTGACCACCAGGTACTCCCAGGCGCCCGGCGTCGCCTGCGCGTTCGGCTGACTTCTAACTTTCATCGCTTGAGCCACTTCCTTCCGCGCTCGCCCAGCCAGCGTTCGCGGTCC